TGACTCACATAGTGATGAAATCATTTGATCATATATGATACCTATATTTCTTTTTTTATTATGAGTCTTCGCCATTATCATTACCTTTTGTTTCTCTATCAATAATTATGTCATCATCTAGTTCAAATTCTTCAATGTTTTCTGCTAACAAACTATTTTTTACTTGCGAGTTAATTCCTAGCTCACTTCCCATCTTATCTAATGTTTTTTCAAACCCGTGAAATTTAGTAATTTGTCTATCAATGAAATCATTCATTAACGACGTTCTAGGCAGAACATTATCAGCCAAATTAATTGGTGCACTTATGCTTTTTGCTGATGGCACCATTTCACTTGCTTTTATTGGAGTTAGTTTTCCTGACGGTAAAGTAATCACTGTGTCTCTTTGACCTTTATTGGAACCTTTTCTAACTTTATTTTTTCCTCTTTCGCGAGCATTCTTATATTTTATGCTATTGTTATTGCTCTTTTGTCCTTCTTCTATTTCATCATCTTCGTCAAGTAAATTATCATCTTCTAAATTATGACTTGCGAATAAGCCGCCCCCGGGTCCTCCTGATTCGTCACCTCCACCAAATAAACCTCCACCAGCAGTTTCTCCTCCTGGCTCACCTGCTCCTCCCATGCCAGCTTCTTCTTCGCCCATGCCTTCTTCAATGTCAGGAAGCCTTACAGACTCAAGTTCTAAGTCTTCAATGCGATCTTCAGTTTTTCCTTTAACTATACTTTGTATTTCATCTTTATTAAAGTCTAATATATTAGATCTAATCCAGTTTCTGTCAACAACTCCTTCTGGTGCTTGAGCTGCAATTTCAAATTTTGTTCTAATTAACTCAAGTTTTTGTTGTTGTGCAATAGAGGAAGGATTTGATAGTCTTAATTCAAAGTCTAAAAGATCTTCATTTGTATAACCATGGCAATATAAGTGAATCATTGCAAGCTTATTAAGTTCAGATACAATAGTTTTTTGAATTCTTTGAATTGTTCTACTAAACCTTATGTCTTCTTGGGCTAGTGTAGCCTTCGAACCGATGTCTTCATCGTATCCTAGATATGCTTTAGGGATCTTGAGAGCAGAAAATAGCTTTTTCTGGATATATTCTACATCTTCAATAGCAGTAGTATTTGACCCTCCAGCAAGAGAGTCAATTCTTGTTCCACTATCTCCTCCTCGTACTGGCAAGAAATAGTCTTCATCTACTGAAAGCGGATTGTATCTTAAATCTACACGACCTGTTGTCTTATCAATAACTGCATTTCTTTTTAATGATGTTTGTGCTTGTTCTAGATAATTTGCAACATTTTCTGGTGGTATATTACCAACATCAATATAAAAAA